TCTGGTTTAACAAGTTTTTTAATAGCAATAGGCTCTTCATATTCTTTTTTTTCTGAGTCATTTTTCATATGTTTTTCCTTTAACTAAAGGGGAGTTTTACCTCCCCCAATTGAGTTAGTAAAATATTAAGGAGCACTTACGGTTAAAATACAGCTTGCTTCAACAGTAGATGATGCAGTAATAAGTACTTTCAGCAAAGTAGTACCAGCACCAACCATTGTAACAACTCCTAAGTTTGCACTAACTGTTGCCGTTGCCCCTGTCTCAGATGAGAAGGTAAGTTCAGTTCCAGTTGTAGGTGCTAAGAATGCCGCACCACTAGAAGGAATAGCCCAAACAACAAGAGTAACCGGGTCAGCGGTTGTTAATGCCGCAAAGTCTCCGCCCTGAATAGCTAAGGCAACAACATTGTCGTACCAATTAGCATCGTCAATGATTTCAATTAGTTTAGCATAGTAAGGGCCGTCCACACAAGCATCTACCCCGGTTCCCTGATAAGCCAAAGCGGTTGCAGTCAAAGGAGTATTTGAAACTCCGTCGCTCTTCATTGAAATGCTGAAAGCACCAGAGAGAGCAACTGTTGGGGCAATAATCTGTACAACACCAATTTTATTGGTTGTAACATCTGCTGAGTTTAGTTGTGTTTCCATAACCAACTTGACAACTTTAGGAATCATGTTTGCGTTAATTTTAACAGAAACGGACGCACTATCTGCTGCCCAATAGCGTATACAACCAAGTTCACCAGTAACCAAAGTTTCAGTTGCGGCTTTGGTTGCAGTAAAGTTAGAACCTGAGAAAGTACCGTTTAAGATTGTACCACTTGGAAGGGTTACCCAACCATAAAGAGTTGCACTAGATGTAGCCGCTAAAGGAGTCCCCGCAACAGTGCCTGTAACTGTTTGTCCAGCAACTGTCAAAGACACACTTTCCTCTTGGTAAGTGCTGTTTGAAGTAACGGTACTAACACCAACGGTTGCGGCAAGCATGCCCAAGTTCCATTGGGTATCTGTTAGATTAAATTTCATTTCCCCTGTGTGGTAGTAAATATATTGCAACTGATTACCACGTCCGCCCCTAACTGGTGCAGAACCTAGAGAAACTTCGATTGAAGAATCTAATAGTGTTTTTCCAGCAAAAATAAGTTGTTCGCTAGTGTCGTATGCGTAAACGTCGGCCACCGACGTAAGAAACTTTCTAATACTCATTTAAAACCTCCTGTTTAATATAAACTTTTATAATATCCCTTAATTCTTTAAGGGTTTCAACCTTATTGCCAAGCAATAAAGCAACATACATTTCTCTTTGTAAAGCACTAAGTTTTAGCGCTTTCCATAGAAACCTTTCTCTGGATTGTATCTAAATCCACAGAAACATCTTTGTATTTACCACCATCGGCACTCCCTAATAACCAGTGCTTGACAAACGAAGTATCTTTGAATGTGACCATTCCAGACATGGACGCTGATAAATAAATCTTATAGTGTATTAAACTATCAAGTCTCCTTATACTTTTTATAAATTTTCTAATTGGCATAGAGTATACATACTCTAGCGTCCATCCGGTTGCTATAGTAAGAGAAACAATATAGTCTTCAAGAGACCCCGGGACTTCTCCAGACAGTCTCTCTTTATATTTTCTAGCCTCTTCTAATGAATCTCTAACCTCTTTTGAAATTGTTTCATCGGGTAACTCTATAAGATTTTGATTGCATATTATTGCCTTCATTTTATCAAAATCCACAAATGTGTATTTTTCGTCCCCTATTATAAAAAACGGTTTTCCCTTTTCGTCGTATTTATATCTTTCCACACTTTTTTCAAGAGATTCAAATGATTTCTCATCCTTTAAACAAAGATGTAACAATCTGTCGAACCAGAGAAGGTAGGGATGATTTTCTTCTTTGTCTTCTTGTACTGAATAAAACACATATTCTAAATTTGTCATTGATATAATCTTTACATCTGGAATTAGGTTTTTCTCAAAGGTAAGAGAACCAGAAAAAGCATTAAAAAGAAGATACTCTTTAACTGTAACAGGGTAAATATTTATGTTTCTATAAGGAATTGGTAAATCGTAGTTTATATAATAATTAATGTCCATGTGTTCCTTATGCTGAATATGTAGAAAATATTATTTTCTTTCCCCCGAATGGTATTTGACCAGCCTCGAACAATCTCGAACTCTGGTCAGCCATTTTATCAAAAGAAAGTAATCCTAAGCCTCCAACATCTTTACCGTTGAAGGTGGCTAATAATTCTTCTGTTATTGTGTCAATCCTAGTTTTATAATTTGACAAGTGGTTTATTTTATAGTGTGAGAATACTTCCATCCCAACTTCTATGTAACCAAGTGTTCTGTTCATGCCTACTGCATAAGTAGGCATGATTCTCAAAAGAGTTACCTCTTTAACCAAAACGTCGGGTTGTTTACCGTCCATGAAAACATGGTATTGGGAAGTATCTTGCTGTCCAGCATATATTAGTGCCCCTTTTTGTTCTTGAGTAAGGTTTGCTTTACTCCAAGCATCGGGGTCGCTGTATTTCAAGAGTCGCCAGACTAGCTCATTTTCATCCATTAATAATTTTATACAGTTATAAGATAGAGTGGAGAACTGACGAAATCTGTTATACGCAGTTTCACCCACATTTGCAGTAGTTGTGTTTGCCATATTTTACCATCCTCCACGAAGATAAATATTAAACGTCTCAACAACCGCCCCAACTGTGCATGTTATTGTTAGATAAGATGAAGAATCTCGCAAGATGTTTGTAACCTTAAAACTGTTTCCAGTAAGTTGAGTGAATGTGAAATTAGCTGTTGGCACAGAGTTCCTATTGCAAGTAATTGTAAAAGTATCAACCTGAACAACATCGTTTTCATATAGATAAACAGTGTACGTTCTATCAGCACCTTCCAATACATAGTTTGTATCAGGGGTTATCAGAATATCGCTATTAACAACGGGAGTTGCTGAAACCGTTATAACACAAACATCATCAGCAGGATTTCCGTCAATTGTAGCTGTTATATTACAAGACCCGTTTGCTACTAGGGTAACGAGACCGCTTGTGCTAACTGTTGCAATGAGTGCGTTTGAAGTAGTCCAAAGTACAGTTCTTGTTGCGCTCTTACCATTATATGTAACGGTAGGAATTAACTGTATTGTATCTGTTGGAATTCCAGCGGCAGTTGCCTTATTGAGAGTAATTGTATAAAGGTTGGTATTAACATCTGCAATACCGTTGGTAATATCATCAAGCTCATCGTTGACAAAGTTTGCGATTAGGTCTACGCTCAATATCTTTGCGCTTTCGTTATCATATGTTTCTTGATTTTTAAAGTCGTTTAGACCAGTACCAACTACTTTGTAGCAAGTCCAGTGTTGAGGATTCCCAAATAAGAATCTCTGGTTTTCTCTTATTAGATTTGTTCTTTCGTTAAACTGCATTTCTATGTGGAGAAAACCACCCGGGGTTGCAAAAGGAGAGCCTGATGTTAAGTAGTCTCTAGGTTCTTTAACCATATATTCAATAGCACACGGCTCTTCGTAAAATATCCCTGTTGCTTCATTAATCCATCTCATGGTATTATTACAACGCCTTATCGTGCACGTTCCGGTCAAGTTTTTAATAAATTCAGTATTTATTGTTAACCAAGTATTGTCATCAAAAGTATATAATTTTCCTAACTCGGTTAGGTGGTCTACATCTTTAAAAAGCAATGTTTTCCAATCGTCTCCAAGCTTTAACCCCGTTTCGGAATTAATGACATGGGCAATCCTAACGTCAACATCCTCAAATACCTCACCTCCGTTAGTTATCTCTTCTGAGATAGTCCACCAGTTAGAGGCGTTATAGAACTGATTATTTAATGTTTCTTGAAATAAGTCAGTATAACCATCTTTCGGGGTTGTTGCTTTTTGAGCTCTGATATTCAAATCTGGGATTATGTATTTATATTGATATGTCATAATACCCCCTTATATTCCAGAAAAATCTTCAAGATACCAGTCTGCCCAAGCGTTATTCCTATATTCATAATTATTTAATAGCTGCGAACACTCTTCTTTTATCATGTTTAAATATGATGCTTTTTCTCGAAGATTCATTGCCTCAGATGCAACTTTAAAGTCTCTATCGGTAATATGCAAATTCATTTGAGTTATATCATTTACATTTTTAGTCATCCAGTGCTTCATCATAAGTGTAGCTAATATAACTTGATTTTCTGTTGTTAGAACTACAGAAAAAAGTTTTGTTGAAGAAGTGTAAGTCAAAACCTGCTCGCACATATAAAAATCAACAATAGCAAACTTTAGCCATGCTTCCAAATAGTCTTCAAAGTCTGATTCGGAAGATTCAAAGAGGGTTAATAGCCTGTAATCAGCCGTTTTTTGCATCATCAAGTCATAAATTTCACTGGCAGAAGTAGCCATAAGACCTCCTTTATTGTAAGAAGGGTGGGCTTTTTAAGCCCACCCTTTGGTTAATTTTATTACTCAATTGTACTTTCGGGGTTTAATAAATATCTACCCTCTTCCGCCTTTTGAGATAAGTTTATTTTAGACATACGTGATATTTTATCGACAGTATTCAAGTCAACCGAATTAGGGTCGCCAATCATTTTATCTACGAGGATGTCAATTATAACTTTTTGTTGAGACTCGCTTGCGGAGGCATATAAGGATAAACCTTCTTCTGTCCCCAAGAAAATCTCTTCTATCTTTCCCTTATCGAGATTCTTATCTTGCATTTCATCCAGTCCGTTTAGGCGAACAACTTTTCTATTTAGGATAGCAAAGTATCCTTTTTCCAAAAAGCCTCTATTAACCTCAAGAACCTCAGCCAAATCTTTGTACATTATCCTTTTTATTTGAAACAGTGTATCAAACTTATATACGTTTCCTTGCCCACGCTCCTTGGTACACAGATTCAGTCTGTGAGGAAGTAAGGACATTACTTTTATATATGCTGTTGGAGAAACATCGAATTCTTCTTCTTCGAACTCTATCTCCTCCTTAGCCAACAATTGCCCTCGTTCTGCTAATTGAGATTGCAGTAAAGCGTTTTCCTCTTCCAACTCTTTAATATACTTATCTCGTGCATCTTGCAATTTATTGCTGTTAGGTGTGCTAGGGCTTTTGCCCGAAACACCAACTTTTGTTGTTTTTCCAGCCATAATAATTTCTCCTTAATTGTATAATAAAAAATCCCCGTCGGGGGATTTAGTTTGAATATTTTTGTGGAATTTATTGTGGAAAATTTAGGGGATTCGGAAGATTGTTTTCGATGATGTAGTTGTCGTGGGCGAAAGCTGCTTCTATTTCTGTTTGATATGAACCAATATAAACATTTTTCTTATTTATATTTATTCTAGCAGTCCATTTTTGCCTAGATGGTGATACACCAGCATATTTAGATAATGAAGCATCGGGATTTTCACCAAAACTTTTACTTTTTTTAGTATCTGATATTCTTTTTTTAGTTTCATTGGTGTGGGATTTTCCGAAAAAAGGATTTTTTCTTCCCGTTCTTGCCTCAGTTAATTTTCTCTTAGTCTCATCGGAAGCAGTTTTTCCAAAATTGTGATTTTTTTCTCCCATTTGGGCATCGCTTATTTTCTTGCGTGTCTCTTCAGAAAGAGGTTTTCCAGCGTTAACACTGTTTTCCCTAATCTTTGCGATACTTTCTTCAGAATGTTTCCTTCCCCTCATTGGAGCGCTTCCCCCAAACGATATATTATAGCCATTATCGGACACATGGGAGTGATATAATTTTATAATCTCTATTTCCAATCTATGTAACTCCCACTCTTCACAATAAACCAAAATATATCTTTTAAAATTTTCTTCTCCGTATTTGTCAATAGCTCGTCTTAAAGCATGACTATTCCTATGATAGAAAGACATTCTTTTTTTAGCGTCAAGCCCCTGACCAATATACTTCTTTCCATTAATTAGATTTTCTATACAATAGATTCCAGATAGTTTTTTCACTTTGATTTCTCCTTTTGTAGAAATTCTCTTGATTAATAGACTGAACGGAAAGGCATTCAAAAGGGTATGCCCTGTCCAATAGTTGTACGGACTATTGTAATCCGTTCAGTTTATATTATATCACACTTTTACATTTCTGTCAAGTGGCAATATTAGTTAACCTACACAGTCATGCAACCGGCCACAGAATTCGTACAAACCCCAACTCCCCAGGCCTTGTACATAGTACTGGTCTGGAGTAAGTTAGCATTAGCATACACGTCGCTGGCGTAGGACATGGTATTTCCTTCCAAAACAACTTTCAAAAGTTTTTGTGAACCCGGGCTAATAAACCACAGGTAGCTGTTTGAAATAAGAGTCTGGAAAGGAGTTGTGAAGTCAGCAACCTGCGGTAGAACCATAATGTCTACACCAGCAAAGTTTCTAACATAACCCAATTTCACGAAGTCGCTGTCAATTTCGTAGCGATAGTTAGCATCAGCGGGAATAATATTTGCAAGAGCAAGCTGTGTTCCAACAGCGATAACCTTTTGACCGCCATTCCATGCGGCAACCTTCTGTGCAAGAGTAACGAAATCAGTTTGAGTATATCCAGCAACCTTAAGACCGGCTGCTCCTGTTGAAAGAGCAGCAGTTGCTACTACGAATGCATTGTAAGCGTCAAGGGTTAGTCGAGCTTCCATAGAGCGAGCAACTTTCATTACGAATTCTGCAAGAGATTCTTTTCCTGCGAGAACACGATAAAGAGCTACACCAACGGTCAATTCACGTTGTTCAGGATTGATTACAACCTGACCCTTGAATTGCTTGTTGATTTCGCTTACTCTTTTAGCTCTACCAGCTTTGCTTACAACAAACAGGTCACGAGGCTCTACATCGAATGCAGCGGAATCGCCCCAACCGATTGTTCTAATATCGGAATATAGTCCGATAGAGTCAATTATAACCTGTGGTAGAATCATATCAACCAGAGCGGAAACTACTGCGAAAGTAGCCCACTTTAAGGTAGGATGATTTGCCCAAGCTTCCAATGGAAAGCCATCGAAAGATGAGACTCCGGCATGACGCATAATTTCTTTTGTCAATGCTTTGTTCATTGCAGCTTCTTTTTCATCAAAAGAAATGCTTACTACCTCATCGTTTTCATTAACGGTGGTTGTAGAGTATTCCAAGCCCTCTTTACCGTTGCGAGCCTGAAAATGATTCCAATAATCAACGAACATTTTGTAGGGAGCAAGCTTGCTTGAATCTTGTTCTGCACCTGCGAAAGCTAATACTTGTGCAGGAATTTTTGAATTTGTTAACATTTGTTTTCCTCCTATATCTGTGATAATGCGAATAAAGTTTGTGAATAAGATTTAGAATAATCTAAATCTTAGGTGATAACGAATGGAAGAACTTCCATCAAGTACGCAGTAAAGCGCTGGGTGTCCATTGCGCCAGTGCCAATGCTGAAATACTTGGTTGCACGAAGTTTAAAGGACAAACAATCGTTGGTTTGAGAAGCACCCCAAACAAGTTGGAAGTTTGCGGTAGTTGTGTTTGCGAAAGTATTTCCACCAATTGCGCCAGTGAAAGCGTCTGCGCTCATAAGAATGAGGTCGCCCGGTTTTGGTCTAAAGGCACTGAATGTGCGTCCTAAAGAAATAATGTAGTCACGAACATCTGGATTTAAACCACGATAAGAACCAGTCCATACCAATTCAGGGTCATAAGCCATCCATACTGACATTAATGCACTGGTTGGTACAGTAGCTGTCCAAACTTCTGCTTCTCCAGCAGTTGTGGATAGAGTAAGTAACTCAAAAACTCCACCCTGTTCAATGTCACTTGCAGAGATGCAAGAACGATTTAAAGAATCTATATTTGTTGCCATAACTGCAACTGGGTTGATAACACCATAAGCCATTTAATTTTCCTCCTTCTATATAATTGTAAATAGAATAAACCTAAATATTAGGTATAAACTACGGGAAGGACTTCCATTAAATACGCCGTAAAGCGTTGGTCGTCCATTGCACCAGTACCGATGCTGAAATATTTTGTTGCACGATACTTCAAGGCAACACAGTCGTTAGATTGTGTAGAACCCCAAACAAACTGTGCTCCACCATTTGTGGTATTTGCAAAAGTATCTGTACTTTTAGCGGCAGAGAAAGCATCTGCGCTCATAAGAATAAGGTCATTCTCCTCAAGCCTGAAAGCACTGAATATGCGTGTTGCGGTAATAATATAATCACGAACATCAGGGTTTAAACCACGATAAGAACCTGTCCAAACAAGTTCGGGGTCATAAGCCATCCATACTTGGTCTAAAGTTCCAGTAGCGGGGATACTTGCCGTCCATACTTCTGCTTCTCCAGCAGTTGTAGACAGAGCAAGTAACCCGAGAGGGCCACCCTGTTCTACATCAGTAGCTGAAACGCATGAACGATTTAAAGAATCCACGTTTGTTGCCATAACTGCAACGGGATTAATAACTCCATAAGCCATTTAATTTTCCTCCTTAAAGATAATAAATACTTTGTTAATTTTCACTACAATGGACATGATTACTTAGCACCATGCCAAATGTCGGTGTTTGGCTTACGCAAACTGTTAGTTTTGAAAGGCAGTGCAATTCTTTGTGTTTCCACTTTCTTACCATCTCTAACAACAAAATCAAACGATTTTGCTTTGCATTCAGCTTCCCATACGTGAATTTCTTCGATAGTAAAGTTATTGGAATTCTCGCTGAACTCAGTCATGGTTTCTTCGGGAACTACAACCTTATTCCCTAAATCAACAAGAAATGTTTGCACTCTTGCGAATTTTTGCTCTTCTTCAATGGAAGCTTTATAGGCTTTTAACTCTTCGTTCTCAGCCATGTATGCCTGACTTTCTTCCGCCATTGTCTCCATCTTTTTAGCCATCTTCATCATTTTAGTGAACAATGCGCTCATCATGATTTCGGGGTTACAGAAATCTGTAGCCATCTCTTCGAGAGCCATCTTGATATCTTCTTCCTCATCTTCTGCAAACATGCTCATCATGGCTTCCATGCTGAAATTGCCCGGATACTGGAATGAGTTTTCTGAAAACGGTTTCCCATCCTCTTCATCTTCTTTCCCCTTATCTTCTTCCGCTTCATCAGCCATTTCGGTTTTGTCTTCTTCTGGTTTATCATCTTCGTCACCATCAGCAGACATGTCCTCTTCTTCCGTTTTATCAGCCATTTCGATTTTGTCTTCTTCTGGTTTATCATCTACAGGTTTTTCATCTTGGGACATTTCTTCTGTCTTCTTAGATGTATCTGTTTCAGTTTCCTCAGAAAAGTTTTCGGTTTCCAAATTATCGTCTAATTCTTCAACGCCATCTTCTTTTTCTTTATTTTTCATAGCCTTCTCCTCTCTTATTGTACTTATATCTAGGGACTTGTTTTCCCCTGAATCTTCGGATTTTTTATAAGCAATTTCTCTAGTTTTTAATGCTGTAAATGTTTCTTCACACCACTTTAGGGAATCCGCCCCCCCAAACAAAAGCCATTCTACATATTCTTCTATTGGCGAGCTTTCTTCGTCTAAATAGATTGCTTTATTTTTGGGAATGTGGTCTGCCATATAACGAATCTTATCCGGGGTTATATCATCATTTTGAGATATATATTTTCCAAAAGATATAGCGGTAGGTGTACTGCTAATATTAAGTTCCCTTATTAGTTTTAAACCTTTTTCAGCACTTTCTTTTACCCTTTCTGGTATCTTCATACTAATGTCACTAAAGAATTCTCTTTTTAAAGCCTCGTTATATTCATTAGTAATGCTACTATAAGATAAAATATTAGCGTTTGCTAAAGGTATTGCTGGGGTTACAGAACTTCCCAAAACAGTTATGCCAATAAATTTGTAATCTAAAAGTTCCATTTTTCCTTCTTGGGTTTCTCCACTGCGCATGACACTCATCTCCACACTTACTGGTTTTGTGTGCCCGTCTCTTTTAAAGAAATCCAATAAAGCTCCCGTATAGCGTTTCCATACATAAGCTACAGCGGAAAGCATTGTTCTTCCATCTGGAAGTTTTCTAGCTTTTATTTCAAATGTTTCTGGTACGAAACCACAAGGAACTTCATCCTTATCATGGGTATATATGTCGTTTTTAATTTCATCTAATCTCCACACAAGGGGGCAATTTTTAATTGTATCCTTGGTTTTCATTAGAGTTTCTTCTGATATATATAAGTCATGTAAGTTATATCCGGATGCAAAAAAGTCTAAAGATACAATAGCGAACTCTGAATCAGAATTTTCGCTTATTACCTCAGCATTTTCGACTGAAAAACTATATTTATCTGTCAAGTTTACCTCCTTCCTATGGGGATAGCCCATAAAGATTAAATTTTTTCAAAGAGAGCTCTTATTTTTATCCCCAATGGGATTTTATTAATACATTTGTCTAGTTTTTCGCTCTTCGAAAAGTAGTATTTCCCCGCTCCATCATGCGACAATATGGGAATACCACACTGGAACACAAGATAGTTTTTTATAGATTCTCCGCATTTATATTTATTTTTTATAAAATCCGGATTTAGTATCATAGTCAGCCTCCCTCATTAGCATATTTTAACCTCCTTTTAGATTTTACCACCTCGCCCGAGATTACCTCCTTGCGCACGAGTTTGGCTTCCTTCATCTGAAAGTTCGCTGTCTTTCTTTCTTGGTCTGCCTTTAGGGGCACTACCTCCTCCCCCAGAAGTAGCAACCTTTGCAGATATGTTAGCTTCCGTAGCTTTCATGTTAGCTTCCGCAGTTTGCTTTGCAACTTTATCAGCTTGTATAAAAGTAGGGTTAGTTAGCATATCCATAAAGTTTGTGCCTTTAGCTTCTTCCATATGCTTTCTCATGACAGATGGTTTCATTCCAATAGATGCAGCTATTTTCTGAGGCAGCACAATCCCTTTATCAAATAAAGCCATTGCTCTGGCATGCCTGAATTCTCTATTTACAAAGAAGTTAGTTCCTTCGAATTCAAATCTAAATTTGTATTTCTGGGTATAGTTGCCCGCCCAATATGTCATAAAAGCTGAAAATTGGTCATACAACGCTGTCATCATTTGCTCATCTACATTCAAGCTGAGTTGTGTTTCGGTTATATTGGGTTTAATATCACTACTGAATATCAAGTTTGTATTAATACCGCTTGACGCTAAGGCTGTTCTGAGATAGCTGTCGTACATTTCATTATCGGGTTTAAATTCTATACCCTGCATATTTTCCAAAGGAGCAGATGCAATTTTGACAGAATCAGATAGTGCGCTTTTAACAAGAGCCATAAACTTTCCCAATAAATCAGGACTAATTGCGATTGAATCTTTAACTGTTGCTTTTGCTTCTTTATTAAGATATGGGACTTCTCCCATTATTATCTTGCTTGCGGAAGCCATGGCAGAGTTTTTCTGTAATGTCCTCATTAATGGTTGTAATACTAAATCATTAAATAGAGGTGTGAAATAAGGAAGTCTTGTTGCTAATTCAGGAGTAAGTTTGAAACAGACTCCAAGTGTCACAGGGACATCAACCCAATAACCATCCCGAGAGCTTCCCCTTAATTCTGGTGGCAAGCTTGGATTATAATTATCTTTTCCCCATAGTTCTTTAAACTTTTCTTTAAAAAACGGAGGATACAAATCCAAATCAACGCCCGGTTGCATAAACCAGTATAAGTTAAAACTAAATAGAAATCCGTTTCCCCATCTTCCTGTTATTTTGCAATAATCAGTAGGTAGTTCTTGGAGTACTATCGCATCCCCTACGTCTCGCATGCAACCAAAATAAGCATCGTTTCTAAGCATTTCTTTTACAACTGTTCTGAATTCTTTAATATAATCAAATCTGTCAAGGAATTCTTCGACTGTTTCAAGTTCACGCTTATATTTTAATGTTTCGTAATCTTTAACATCTGCGTTAGATGTATAAGTAATATCAAAAGCAAGCATGTTTCCAAGATAAGAAAGCAATCTTTTATAAACCATAGATGTTAATTCAAAGGATTGAGAAAACTCTTGGAGATTTTTCTCGTTATCCTTCGGAGACACCATAGCTTCATCTAGCATTGCTTGCGTTGCAGTTAAGGGGTTAAGATTTACGTCTCTCATTCTGGCAT